GGTGCCGAATGGCTACCGGCTGGAGGCGCTGGAGGGCCACGTGGAGAAATATCTGGACGCGCCACGCCGGACGAAGGTGAACCTGACGCTGGACACGGTGGACAGTTTCATCGCCTACGTGAAGGAGCACAAGACGGAGGCGACACGGGTGCTGGTGCAGAACGCACTGTGTGGCCACATGGTGGGAGCAACGCCGATATTCGAAGCGTGGATTGATTTCCATGCCCCGGGAAAGCCGAGCTGGCGGGAACACAGTGCCAGGTGCGTGCTTCAGTACACGCCGGACTGGGCGGCGTGGGCCGAATCGAGCGGGACGCGCTACGAGCAGGCAGCATTTGCGGAATTCATCGAAAAACACCAGGGCCAGGTGACGATGCCGACGGGCGCGGAGCTGCTGGAGCTGGTGACGACGCTGGAGGGGAGCACGGAGGCGCGTTACACGCAGATAATCAACCTGGAAAACGGGCGAAAACGGGCCTGCTACGAGCGGGACGTGACGCTGAAGGGCAATACGGGGACGGAAAGCAAGACGGTGGACTTCCCGAACCAGCTTTTGCTCGCATTACCGCCATTTGAAGGCGGCGCGACGTACAAAGTCGCAGCGCGGATGCGTTACCGGCTGAGCAACGGGTGCATCACGTTCTGGTACGAGCTGGTGGACCCGGTTTTGATCCTGCGTGACGCGGTGAAGGAGTCACTGGGGAAGATTGCGAAGGAACTGGGGATCAATCCGCTTTGGGGAGCGATCCGATAACCATGAAAGTGGTTATTATCATCGGCGGAGGGTGTGAGGTGCAGTCCAAACCGCATTTCGACTTCCGCGTAGGTCAACCACAACCAAAAAAAGGAAAGAACAACATGCTAGAGATAAGTATAACGAACGAGCAGCAGGTGAAGGTGACGCTGGCACCAGTAACAGCGACAGGAAAGCCCGCGCAACTGGATGGAGCGCCGAGCTGGAGCAAGGCATCCGGTTCGTCCACGTTCAAGGTGAGTTCGGACGGGTTATCGGCCACGCTGGTATCGAGTGATACGCCGGGAGAGTCGATGTTTAACGTGGAGGCGGACGCGGACCTGGGGGACGGGGTGCAAACCATTTCGGACGCGATCAAACTGATCGTGAACGGAGCGCAGGCTACCTCCCTTGGGATGACTGTAGGTTTGCCTGAAGCAAAACCATAAGGAGACGTAGTGGGTCCAGTGCTGGAACAGGCGGGGGGATACGAGCGGCTGATGGCTTTACTGAAGCCTACGCCGCATCGTGTCCTCCCGTTGCCCAGGCAGGAGCAGGTGATGGCGCTGCTGGACGGGCCGGAGGGCCTGAAGCGGGTGCATGAGATATTCAAGCAGCGCGAGGAGGCGATAGAACGGGAGCAACTGGACCCGTATCGCTACGGGATGGTGCTGGAGCCGTGGCGGGATGCGATGGAGCTGCTGGGGGAGTGCTTCATCCTGGCAGTGTTCGGCGGGAACCGAGCGGCCAAGACAGAATTTGGGGCGTGGTGGGGAGTGAAGAAGCTGGTAGAGAAGCCAGCGGCGCAGGGGCTATGGCTGCATGAGTCAGAGCAGACGAGCATAGACGTGCAGCAACTGGCGGTGCACAAGTATCTGCCGCTGGAGTGGAAGGAGGCTAAGAAGTCGAAGATAACGAACATAAGCTGGAGCCGGAAAAACGGGTTCAGCGATAACAAGCTGGTGCTGCCGAATGGTTCGGTGGGGAAGTTCGGGAGCTACAAGCAGGACATAGGTGATTACGAGGGGCTGGAATACGATTTCATTGTAGCGGACGAAAACCTGCCGCTGGCCTGGCTGCGCACGTTGCTGGTGCGGTTGGCAACTCGTGCCGGCAAATTTATTTGGTGCTACACGCCTATCCGGGGGCTGACGCCAGCGGGAAAGGAAATTACTGACGGAGCGATAACGCTGGAGACAAGGCCGGTGGACGCGGACGTGCTGGACCCGCTGACGGTGCATGTAGAGGGGTGCCCACGCGGGACGATGCCCTACACCCAACGCTCGCCCTACGGAGCGGGTGAGACGCGGATTATCTACTTCCATTCCGACATGAATCCCTACGGGGGTTATGAGGAGCTGAAGAAGATGCTTCGGGGGTTCGATAAGGAGGATCGGAAGCGGAGGGGCTACGGTTACGCGAGGAACACGATCATGACGCTGTTCCCGATGTTCGGCGCTGCCCATGTGATCGAGGCGGAGCGGGTGCCGGAGAGCGTGACGCGCTATCACTTTGCGGACCCAGCCGGGGCGCGGAATATGTTTCAGATTTGGGTGGGGGTGGATAAGGACGGACGGCATTACGTGTATCGGGAATGGCCGGACGTGCCGAGGTTCGGGGATTGGGCGGTGCCAGCGGAGGATAACCGGCGCTGGGATGGGGCGATGGGGATTGCGCAACCGACGGTGGGTTACGGGGTGCTGGAGTACAAGCGGCAGATACTGAGCGACGAGGGGAACCGCTGGGATGCGTGGTGGGTGATGTGCGGGGAGCAGATAGAGCAACGCTACATGGACCCGAGGAGCGGAGCGGCGCAGGCGATAACGGAGACAGAGGGCGGGAGCAGCCTGATGGATCGGATGCGCGGGGAGCATTACAACGACAAGAAACTTTTGGAGGGGCCTGGGCTGGATTTCTTTCCGGCGAAGGGCCTGCGGGAGGATGAGGGGATACAGGCGGTGGCGGACCTGTTGAGCTATAACCGCAACGAACCCATAACGGCACTGGTGAACGAACCCAAACTGTTCGTGACGCGCAACTGCCAGAACGTGATTTGGGCGCTAAAAAACTACACGGGCCACGACGGCGAGAAAGCGGCGTGCAAGGACCCGATAGACTGCCTGCGCTACATGGCCACGGAGGAGTTGCAGTGGCTGGACCCGAAGCGGGAGGTGGTGGTGATGGGTGGGACTTATTAAAACCAAACAAAAAACCAAACGTATGAAAGAGCCGATTGTAACCGTGGAGAAAATCACTCCGGCAATCGCAAGCGAGTGGCTGGAACATAACCTGCCAACTAATCGGGCGATAACGCAAAGACACGTGGAGCGGCTGCTGAAGGACCTGGAGAAGGGACTTTGGAAGATGGACGGGCACCCGTACCGCTTTGACAAGGACGGAAATCTTCTGGACGGGCAGCACCGGCTGCTGGCGATCAGCAAGAGCGGCAAGACGGTGATGGGGGTGGTGGTGCGCGGGCTGGAGCGCGATGCGTTCTACAGCATGGACACGGGCCGGAAGCGGAGCACCGGGGACACCCTGCACATTGCGGGGGAGACGAACGCCAGCCTGCTGGCGGGCGGACTGATGGTGATAGCGCAATACCTGCGTGATGGGACGATTGACACGAACGTGCTGCCAAGCACTTCGGAGCTGGTGGACGTGCTGAGCACTGTGCCGAAGATAAGGGAATCAGTCCGGATCGTGCTGGCCAGCCAAAACCTGGCGCGTGCTCGAACCGGAGCGAACAAGCAACTGCTGCCTCCCGCGCTGGCGGTGGGACTGCACTGCATGTTCGATGAGAAGGATGCACCGCTGGCGGATGAACTGGTGCGCGGCATGTGCACGGGATTCGACCCGGATAAGCGTCCGGTGTTCTGCCTATTGCGCGAGCGGATGATGGGGAACCGACTGGCGAAGGCGAAACTGCCACGCACGATAGTGGCGGCAATGACGATTAAGGCCTGGAACGCGGAACGGGCCAAGACACCGCTGAAGATGTTGCGGGTGGGAGCGGGCGAGGCCTTTCCGGAAATTAAATAAGGAGGCTATATGGCAACTGCGAGCGCACCGTTAAAAGGGGTCCATATCGTGCAAGACGAGGAACAGCTTATAGCTGAATCCGTGGTCAACGCGGGCATTGCAAATCGTGGCGAGGATCGGAGTAACGCCGAGGTGGCCAGTATTGTGGTAAAGAAAACGGACAGGACACTGGGCCGGATCAGCGAGCTGGTGGAGAGGGCTGAGGACGCACGAACAGCACTGGCCATTTTGTGCGACTACTGGCGGAAGGATTGGATCGACTTCATAGACCAGAGTGGCGAGCGGCTGAAGGAAATACGCATGTTCCGGATGGCGTTCGACACGGAGACGAAGCTGGTGATGGCGGCGCTGAAGGACGTGCGGCAATTCTTCCTGAACGAGAACCATGAAACGGAGGTGGCGCGACTAAAGGAGTTCGTGGAGCTGTGCGAGCGGCTGCAAAAGCTGAAGGCGAGCGGTTTCCTGGACACGGTGGCGGACACGATGCTGAAACTGATGTGAAGGACATTAACGCGTATCTGAACGAGGTGGCGGTGGCGCAGCTCACGTGGAAGCCCACGGTGATGCGGACGATTGCCGTACGGATCGTGAGAATGGCGCTGGAGCGCCGCAAGTTGTGGCCATCGGATGTTGAACTGGATGATGTGGTGAAGGCGGATAAGAACTGCACGGGCACCGCATACAGGCAGCTCAACCGTTTCGGGGTGATTAAACAAACCGGCAAGCGCCAGCAAAGCAGGCGCGATGCGTCAAACGGCACGCAGGAGTTTGAGTGGCGGTTGAAATCGAAGAAACGCGCAAAGACCTTCCTGGGCCGGAACGATCTGGAGCCAGAAAAGAAACGGAAGCCGCAAAGGCCGCCCGCACCGATGCTGCAACAGGCGATGCTGCTATGACACAGGCCGAGTTCAAGGAGTTGCCGTTGCTGCTGAGGCGCAGGGATGCGATGGAGGTGCTGGGGTGCAACAAGACGACGCTGGCGATCCTGCGGGACAGTCACCGGGACCTGGCAGTGCGCCTGAGCAAGGTAGGTCAGTATCGTTACCGGAAGATAGTGGTGGCAAGGATAGCAGGCCTGAAGTATGACTAGCGTGCCCAACACGAAATCGGGGAGAGGAAGCAGTGAGTTATGGGTGAATTGGTTTCGTGGAAGGCATCGGAGGTGCCAGACGTGAAGGCGCTGATAGCGGACTTCAAGAATTGCACGCCGTGGGGCGATGGGAGCTGGAATCGCGTGACGGATAACGAGAACACGCGTTTCACGCGCTGGGCGAATCAAAATCCCGACGGCAAAAAGCACGATCAGCCGAACAAGCCAGCGTTCCCCTTCGATGGCGCGAGCGATACGCGCATTCCGCTGGCGGATGACATAATCAACGAGAATGTGGCGGTGAGCTGCACGGCATTCTGGCGGGCGATGGTGAAACCGAAGTACGGGCGGAGCGAGACGAGCAGCTACGCGGTGAAGCTGCTGGATTATTACATCAATGAGGTGTTGCAGGAGGAGCTGGTGCGGGAGGTGGAGCTGAGCGAGCAGTACCGGCAGACGCTGGGCTGGGTGGCGCTGCACCCGACGTGGCTGCGGGAGGTTTGCCTGGTGCGGCGGCAGGTGGCCATGGAGGACCTGGTGGCGGTGGCGCAGGCGATCCAGCAGCAGCAGCAACAGCAGCAGGCGATGATGCAACAGCAAATGGCGCAGCAACAGCAGCAGGCCGCTGCCATGGCGGCGCAGGCCGCAGCGCAGGCGCAACAGAAGGGCGTGCTGCCGCAGAATCAGGCGGAGCCAGCGGAGGCGGCGATGATGCAGGCGCAGGGACAGGTGCCTTTGCAGGCGCAGCCGGGGCAACCGGATCAGGAGCAGGAGCAGCAGCCTGCGGATTATCAGGGAACGGACCCGGGGCTGGAGCCGCAGGAGCAGGATCAGGGATCAGCGCCACCGGGAACGGGGCTGGAGCCGCTGCAACAGGCGAGTCCGCTGGTGATGCTGCCGGAGATGATAATGAATCCGGCGATGGACAATGAGAGCGCGGCGATCCTGGGCCAGGTGTACGAGGCCTACGCGAAGCAGCAGATAGAGAAGGAGCTGGAGATGGAGCTGCCGCCGCTGAAGCTGGCCACGCTGAAGAAGGCGGTGAAGGAATTGCGCGAGGAGGGCAAGGCGTATCTGCCGGTGCCATACATTTCGAGCAACAGGCCGGAGATAGTGGCGCTGAAGCCGTGGGATGAGGTGTTCGTGCCGAATATGTGCACGGACGTGCAGAAGGGGCCGAGCGTTTTCCGACGGGTGTGGATGAGCGAGCAGAAGCTGCGGGAGAAAATCCTGACGGAGCAGTGGAGCGAGCCGTGGGTGGAGGAGGCGGTGAAGCACAAGGGGAAGTATTCGACGTGGACGGCGCAGGGGATGACGCCAACGATGCCAGCGGTGATGCTGAGCGATGCGATGGCCGGGACGGTGGGGAGCACGTTCCAGACGGTGAACCCGAACGAGCAGTTGATCGAGGTGATCTACGCGACGTACGAGCAACTGGACGAGGATAACGTGCGCGGGATTTATTACACGGTGTTCAACGTGAGCGTGGTGCAGGATAAAAATGGAAATCCACTCTACGCGCAGCACGGACTGCTGGAGGGTTACGACGGGGAGTTTCCGTACGTGACGGGCCAGCGGGAGAACTGGAGCCGGTGCATCACGGCGAGCCGGGGCGTGCCGCAGGTGGCGGCGACGTGGC